TTTAACTTCGGAGTTGTCAGATTTACCTTCTAAGTCTGTTAATTGATTTTTCAACGCTTCTAAGTCTGTTTTAGAAACGGAATTTGCTGTTTTTTCAGCGATAATTGAGTTTACTTTCTCAATTACTTGTTCTGGAGTTGGTTCCATTTTTGTTTGTTTTTAGGTTTAAAGTTTACAATAATTCATTCTACGCTACGTTGGGTTTTCGTTTTGTAGAGTGATTATCTCGGCTCTAACGCTTCAAACTAACATTTACAAGCATCTTTATATTTTGAAACAGTATAGGTAATAATAGTACCACTTAAATTAGCATCAAGTATGTTTTTATACATACCATTTTCTGTTTCAGTTCCAAATCTACTAAAAACTTTTCTATTAAAACTATTTAATCGCTTATAAAGTGCAAAATTATTTATTACTTTCTCAAATTCTTCTTGTAAAGCAATCATTGGTTCTGACACTTGAAGCCTATGGTCTTTAGTATAATAGTTTAGTACATCAGTTTCATCAAGAAATAAAATAGTCATTTCTAAGTCACGTTCTAAAGATGCTTCTAATCCATAAAGTTTTTCACTGTGATTTTCTAACAACCAAACTAAGGGTGTTTTATTGAGCATATTCTTATCCTTTTTCTCAAACTCAATATTAGTAGCAAGTTTAGTTCCTGTTATCGGAAATGGTAAAGGACATCGTACTGATTTCACGAGTGTAGCACTTTCTATTTCAAAGTAAGTGTCCTTTACTACCGAAGTTACAACGGATGAAGCATCTGCATCACTAGAAGTTTTACCGAATATAATTTTACCTGGACGAATCCACTTTGTATTACAAGTATAAAATCTTTTACTAGAATAAGAACTAACTTCAATTGAAGTATCAATCTTATTTACAATCTCCTCAAATAAAACACTAATATCTCTCATAACCAATAAGCATATTGTTTATTATATCCTCTAAAGTCTGGATAAGTACCTAAGTTTAACATTATATAATCTTGAATAGCACGATAAGTCTTTACAGATTCATTGTAACGTAAATATATAGGTGTATGTGCCGAAATAGGATTAGAATTTTCAGAACTCTGTTTAACAACGCCAATAGGTGTAGTTTGAGTAATAGAATCCTTCATATATTCGAAATAGATGAATCCTAACAACATATCTTTCATTCCTCTTGAAATGATAAGTCTAATATCCATTTCTTCCTTAAAAGGATTAAATATCTTAGTGTACTTTGCAGTCAGCGGAACTCCTGCTGTTAAATCAGCTATAAATTGATTGTAAAGTTTTATACCCAACAATTCAGTCAGGTATATATCCTCGTACCTGTCAATATAAGACTGAATATTTGTATTTGCATACATTCCAGTAGAAAGTGCAAACTTTGAAGTAAAATCACTAATCGTTACAAACAACCCCATAACCTTGTTCTAAAAAAATATTTGCGTGTTCACCAGAAATAACTGCTACCTCACCTTCTTTATTGAATGGTGCTTTGTTATTAAATGAAAACTTTACTAATTCGTGTTTTTCAAATTTATTGTTTACAACAACTTTTGCTTCTTTAGTAGTGCGTTTTACTTTTTCCATGATTATTTAATATTAGTTACAACTTTACTCCAATCAAAAGATTTTTCTTCTTCTGTAGGTTCTATTATTTTTTTAACGTCTAATGCTTCTACATTTAAACTTGCTATTTCAGATAATTGAGCAACTAAGAACTTATGACGCATTTCTAATGAGTACAAACTATCATCTGTACGACTTCCGTTACCTAATGCTTTAATTATAGTGTCCATTTCTTTTGTGATAGTAGTGATAATCTTAGATTTTTCTTCTGATTTACCAACTTCTAAAACTGGAGTCATTTCGTTAGCACCAAAAGTTACTGCTGAGCCTTCCCAAAGTGCAACTTCTGAAACTAGCCAATATCCACCACTGTCTTTAGTATCATCTTCAATCCACTTTAACTTATCGGCAATATATTTAAATCCAATAGAATGCTCACGGATAATTCCATCTTGATAATCACATAAAGCATCATTACCTAAGGTAGAACTTCCAAGTTCACCTACAGCATATAATCCATTTTCGTCTTCTTTAAGTTCAACGAACTTTCCAATTTGCATTTTCCAATCATGGTGTCTTAGAAAAGCAATTTTTCTATTTGAAGAAGATTCACAACCTCTTTCTTGTAAAGACTTAGAAAAAGCACCTTTTACAATCATATCTTGGTCGGAATCAATATTCCCAAAATGTGCTAAATACATTGCTACCTTACGTGATTTACTATCAACATCCTTAATTTCTAAAGAATGTGATTTAATTTTATAGGTAGAATTAAGTTTATTATTCATATTTACTTAAATTTGTTGTACAAATGTAAAAAAATTATTATGAGTAACCCTTCTTTTTGGAACGCTTTTTTTGGAACACCTATAAATAATAATCAACTTAGGGAAATAAATAGCCTATTAGACACAAATAGAGCTTATCAACATGACTTCTATGGTAAGAAAGTTCCAATCTGGATGAATACAGAAAAACCATTTCAAGCATATATTGAAATTCCAGAATTAAGAACCGTTATCGATAAAAAAGCACAAATGCTTTCACAAGGTCGTCCAAGACTTGTAAAAGAAGATGGAACGGAAGTTGAAAAACATTGGGTACTTGATTTAATTAAGAATCCTAATCCAATGCAAACTTGGCAGGACGTTATGTATTCTATCTCTGTAAATGATAGTTTATTTTCTACTGCATTGTGTTATGCTCCACGAAGAAGTTTCGGTATCGTTAATTTATTCGTTCCACTTGCAAGACATAAAGTTCAAATAAATACTTCTGGAAGAACTTTAAAGCAAATGGATAAGGGAGGTCTTATTAAAGACTATACTTATAACTATGAAGGTGAAAAACCAGAAACATTGTTAAATGAAGAAGTAGTTATCATCCAAACTACGGATGGCGTGAATATTTTAGATTCTGTTTCAAGAATTGAATCTTTAAGATACCCATTATCTAATATTAAAGCACAATACAACAAACGTAACATACTATTAGAGAATATTGGTGCTATTGGTATATTATCTGCTTCAAACTCTGATTTAGGAGGTGCTTTACCAATGAGTCCAGAAGAAAAAGAACAAATACGTAAAGATTGGTACAATCGTTCTAAAGATGAGATTATTATTTCTGAAAACGATGTTAAATGGACTCCAATGAGTTATCCTACTAAGGATTTAATGTTATTTGACGAACTTAAAGCTGATAAACTTGCTATTATAGATGCTTTCGGTCTTAACTACTATATTTTCTCTAACGAAAGTGGTTCGACTTACTCTAACGTGAATTATGGTGAAAGATTATGCTATACTTCAACTATCATTCCAGAGTCTGAAAGAATTTACAATAACATTACCGAACAATTAGGATTGGATAAAGAAGGATTGAGATTAGTTTGTGATTTTACACACCTGCCAGTATTGCAAAATGATATTCTACAAGAAAGTCAATCTATTGATTACAGAGCAAATGCTTTAATCAAAATAGAGAATGAAATCGGAATCACTTTAACTGATGATGAAAAAAAGATATTCCTTGGATTGAAAAAAGGAATTAAATAAGTATATTTGCAACGTGTGGATAGGTTAGAGGTAATTGGCTAACTGAACACCGAAGCGTTAACGGCTTCCACACTTTCTTTTTTAACGCATAATTTTAACGTAAAAATCATGAATGAAATTTGGAAGGATATACCTAACTACGAAGGATTATATCAAGTGTCTAATTTAGGTAGAGTTAAATCATTACCTAAAACATGGATTGCAGGAAAGGGAAGGATTAGGACTCATAATGGACTTATATTAAGTTTACATGTAAATAAAAAAAATACAGAAAGACCATATTACGCTATTTATTTATCTAAAGATAAAAAAAGAAAGTTCTTTTCATTACATCAGTTAGTGGCGATGGCTTTTTTAGGTCATATACCTTGTGGATATAAATTAGTAGTAGACCATATAAACAATAATTCATTAGATAATAGCGTCGATAATCTACAGATAGTTACACATAGAATAAATGCTTCTAAGGATATTAAAAATAAAACATCTAAATATACTGGGGTATGTTGGGATAAAACAGCAAAAAAGTGGGCTGTAAATATTAGATTTAATAGTAAAAAATTTTACTTAGGATTATTTAAAGATGAATATCAAGCACATTTAACATATCAAAAAGCACTTTCTGAATTAGAAAAAAGCCCTCAAGCCAAATAAATAGCGAGAGGGTTTTAGAGAAAGAATCAAAAGTAGTAATGCTGAAAGAAAAGAAAGAAAAGCATAACAACTTGTGCAAATATACTCTTTTTTTATATATCCAACCTTTTAAATAAAGATTTAATTAACATCGATAATCCTGCAAGACAATCTGGTGAGTCATCATTACGATTTTTACCTTCCTTGCTGAAATGTAATAAGTTCTGCATGAATTGGTGATAATCATTGTTATTCTCGTATTTAACAAATACAAAAGCATTAATAATGGAAGCACTTTGCATTATAATTCTAGTCATTTTATTTTGAGTATTATGTACTTGCAAAATCTTTGTTCTTGTAACTTTCTGTAGATTACGTGCATACATAGCTCCCATAGCGTTACTTTCAACCCTACAATACGAAGTTTTCCATCTATTCAGCTTATCTGCAATCAAAGGGATAGTTACATCGGTATTATTTTTATTAAAACAATAATCTGCAATGTAAATAGTGCCATCGATAATTACTGCAAGTGCCATAGCTGTATAATCTGCTCCTTGGTCTGATACATCGACGTAAGCAATACTTCCTGCGTTTCTACCTTTGATGAGGTTAAAGTCTGCTTCGGTAATAGTTCGTAAGTTTGAGAATAAACGACCTTTTAAATCGACTGGTTCTTGCATATACTCTGCCGACCAAATATCGGGGTTGATTTTCTTACGAATCATCTTATATTGGTCTGTACTCATTACATCAGCACAAAAAGTTTCTTCATTTGTATCTAAAGCAGGAATAACTATCGACTCGTCATAACTACCTGCTTCAAAATTCTTGCCTATAACGTCGTTTGTCGACCACCTTGTACCAATATCAATCTTTGCACACGTTCGTTCAAGACGTGAGTCGTGAGTACCCTCTTTCCATTGTAAAACCCTATCATTGGTTACGTCAGATAAAGCATCTTCAATACCACGATACAAGTCATCGGTAATTGCAAGTTTTGTAGCACCGAAACCGATAATTGTTCCTCCTACTCCTGCACCAAAATATCCTACTTGGCGAGATTGATTAGTATTCCAACCATTAAGGTTTGCTTTATCATTGGAAATCGTAACATCTGGAAATACTGAATTAAACTTCTCTGATTTTAACACTTGACGTACATCGTAGGAGAATTTTTGGTAAAGAGTTCCAGTACACGTATTACGCATAACAGATTCAGTAGGGTTTCTACCTAAAGTCCAAGCACAAAACAAAGTTGTTATGTACGACTTTCCTCCACGTGGAGGTACTGATACGGATAAAGAGTTAATCTTGCCTTCTTCGATTCTTTGAAAGGCTCTAGCTACACGTTTCAAGAATTTACGTTTAAGAAAAAAGTCTTTGTCGTAAAACTTACAAAACTCCCAAAAGTCATCTTTACCTAACTTGGCTCTAAGATGGTATTCCAGTGCTTTCCTCGCTTCTTCCTTCGTTGCTGTCTTCTGCTCCTTCTCCGAGTGCAAGTTCTTGTTCTCTAAAGTAGTCTGGTTCGTCATCGTCATCGTCATTTAATAGTGCTTTAATATCTTCTTCTGAAAAATTGCTAATATCAACTGTTACGTTTTTACTTTCCACTTCTTGTGCGTGTGGTTTATAGGCATTATCCATCAATGCTTTATAGGCATTTACATCACCTTTTAGTGCTTTCTGTAAAATAGCTAGTGTCATTTGATATTCGATAGGAATATATGACTCAATACCAGTAATAGGGTCTTTTCCCCATCGTGTAGCTTCTAAAATAGCACGAACTACTGTACTTCTGTTTAATCTGCCTTTAGGTCTACCACCAAGGTTTCTTTTAGGTACGTCAGTTTGTTCAACTTCTATAGGCTCATCTTTTTTAGTTACATCGTCTGGTTTAGGTACTTTTAGTGGATAAAGTGCTTCTTTTACATCTTTTTCGCTGTATTTGTTCCTAAATTGTACTTTTTCAATAAAAGAAAGTCCTTCATCACCTCGTTTTTTAGGTTTTATAACGTATTTACCACGTTTAGTTCCAGCCTTTACACCTCTTGGCTCTACCTTTTTCTTTCTTGGTCTTGTAACCTTAGGTTTTTTAGGTTCGGATTCTTCGTTTTGTTCCATTAGAATAAATCAATTAATTGTTCTGCTTGAATAATATTCGTTTCGTATTTACCTCTGCCCGATTTAGTTTTTAATCCAAGGTTAAACTTTTCACGAATTACCTCATCTTGTTCTTCTGTAGTGCATATTACTATAAAGTGTGAACGCTGTTCTGTAGGTGTTTCTTGTGGTTCAAACATATTATCGAATGAATCAAAGTTTAAAGCATCTAATTGAATATCTAAGTTTAATTCATCTAGTGAAAAACTACCAAAACTTAAATCACCTTCCATAGTTTCAATGCAATTATTACGATTAACCCCAACATGAAGCAAGAGGTCACGATAACCTCGAACCTCTTGTCTTTCTTTTGTTGTTTACGAACTTTAGTGTTATGTATTTCAACAATCTTAGTGCGTTTCTTTGGGTCTTTAAAATCACGCTTTAATTGTCTTTTTTGGTTTCTAGCGTAACTCATAACGTAGTTTTTTAGCTTTTTCATCATACCACCGGGCTTTCTCTAATTCACGTTCTATAGGTTGGTCTGGTTTTGTTCCTGCTCTCATTCTGTATTTAAAAGCACTCATTTCACAATGTAGTATTAACGCTTCCGTACCCCAAAGTAGTTTCATCATGTCTATTACTTCCATGTTACCACGTTTGTAGTGTTCTGGATTAACGAA